CGGCGGGCAGTTTCTCGGCCGGTATCGGCGCCATCAAGCCCGGCGAAACAGTCTATATCGGTTGGACTGCCGCCTATGCTCGCCGCATGAATTTCGGGTATGTAGGAACTGATAGTGCAGGCCGTTATTACGGCTCTGCGCAAGCGGTAATCACTACTGGATATAGCAATCGCTCGGGTTATGGATTTGCCGAAGCCGCAGCCGCCAAATGGCCTGCCATTTTGGCTGAGCAGGTGGCCAAGCTTAGGAAGGGCTAACTCAGTCTCGCGAACTCCCCATGCGCCTCCAGCACGGCGGCGTTATAGGCGGCTCTTGCTTCCTCCAGCGTGTCAAAGCGGCCTAAATGGCGCTTACTTTCGGGCGCCTTGATTTCGGCTCGATATTTTCCGCACGCGAGCAGGGTAACGCCCTTTACGCCAAGCCGATTGTGAGGGCGCGCGCCAGTGTTTCTCAGGTTTTCAGCGCGCGTTGCCGCCCGCAGATTGCACAGCCTGTTATCCGCACGGTCGCCATTGATATGGTCTACGTCGTTCGGTGGCCATTCGCCATGCAGGATCGCCCATATCACCCGGTGGGCATAGTGCTTAACCCCCCATATCCCGCCGTACTTATAGCCGTCTGGCGTGATGCTGATGAAGGCCTCTTTACCGCAAAAACGGGAGGTCCATGTGCTGAATGACCGGCGGTCGGGGAACTGGTCGGCGGTTCGGGGAAGCCAGAACAGCTTGCCTGTCTCAGGCTCGTAGCGGAGCAGTTGACGAAGTTCTGCGGGTGTGGGGCGTGGCTTCATAGCGCTTTTGACTTGTTTCTCAGATGAGTGGCGACCGCATACAATGCGCAGAGGTCGCGCACCTCTACCTGCTCAATCTCTGAAAGTTCTTCTAGAGGGCGGCATTCATTGAACCTATTTATGCGATAGGCATACACGCGGCTTAACACTCGCCCGCAGTCTTGACACACCCGCCTAACTGACGGGAAGCCAGCAATTTCCGCACCCATTTGAGAAAGGTACTTGCCGCATACTGCGCAAAACGAAGTAGGGTTGCCGCTGGCAAGCATCATATCAGCCAGCGCCCGACGTTTGCGGCTATACATGCAGGGTCCAGTACGGATGCCGCAGCCGTCAGATGCCGCGCGGGGCTTCGGGATAAGCCCTTTGTAGATTTGCCACCCCTCCTTTGTCCCTAAAGTAGGAATGCCTGACGCGGCCCAAAGTTCGTAAAGCGAACGCTGGCAGCCGCCGTGGTAGCTTCGCCTCATTGATGAGCGTCGCCCTCTGATCCCAACACGATAACCGAAGCTACCTTGCCGCCTTCCAGATTGTGGCGACCGATATGTTTGTAAAATTCGATCTCGGTGAGAACAGACCCTGTGATCTGTGCGGCAAGTTTGCTGATCGCCTGCGCTTCGGGAGGCGTCATCGTCTTTGCTCGAATACCATCCAGAGCGTCAAACAGCGTATCCCGGAGGCCCGACGACGTGCGGACGGTCTGTGCAGGCACAGGGGTGGCGGAAGTCGTTTGCGTAGTCATAGGAACTCCATCACTTGAACAAATAACCCATATGCGTTACCGATAAGGCATATGGGTTATAAGGTCAATTAGGCATATGCGAAATAACTCCACCTTGGCAGAAAAAGGCATATGCGCTAGCGCCCCGGCGGTGGGCCGAAAACTGCGATTCCCTGAGAAAAGAGAGGCCGCTTTCGAGGCGGGCACGTTGGCGCGTATTCAGGCCGTTCTAAAAGACGGCGAGGATCGCACGACTTTTATCCGAGAGGCCGTTGAGCGGGAAGTGCAGCGCAGGGAGTTCGTGAAGACTACTGACATCAAGCCGCTCACGCGCGGAACGAACGCCGCACTGGCAAAGCCGAGGAAACGCTGATGCCCGCGATCGAGACGACAGATTGGCTTGCGCTCAAGGGGCGCATCGACACGCTGGTGACATCGCCAGTGCTGCCAAGGTTCGAGCCTGATGCGACCATCGTGCCGCCCACCGATAGCGTCGGCCCCGCACCTTTTCTTACGATCTCCGACGTGGTGAACGACCCTGTGCGCGGCGGCATCTCAGGCGTTCCCGGCATACGCAGCGGCACTCTCATGCTGACGGTCCAGTGGCCGATCGCGCGCGCTGTCACTCATACCCAGCTCAAGGAAATTGCCGGTCAGGTCGCGGCGCACTTCCCGGAAGACCTGTGCATGACCTATGGCCCCTCGCGCCTGCGCGTCACGCAGGACAGCGCCTCGATGCAGCCCTATGTCGATGGCACCTATCGCGTTGCGGTGGTGCGGGTGTTCTGGTCGTCGATGTAGCGTGACCGTTCCCGCCGTGGTATGATCGGGCCAGCGGTGCGCTAACACCGCCGACCCTGACCACCCATGCGAGGCGACGCACGATGGCTAACCTAGACCTAACCCAATTCACACCGCCGTCACAGGTGTTCGTTCCCGTTCGCGCTTACGGCCGGAACGTAATCGACAATGGCGGCGATGTGATCGCTACATCCTTTACGCCGCAACTCGCTGCTGAAATTGCCCGTTTGCTTAATGCAGCTGCCGGGATCGACGGATGGCGTCCTGTCGCAATGCCTGCGCCCACGCAGATGATTGAGATTGCAGCGGCTCAACCGGTTCGCATTAAGGGTGTCATTGAATGACGCCCCTCGAACGCGCCTGTCGAGCGATGTGCGAAGCGAGAGGCGAGGACGGATTTCCGATCCTCAACGCTGATCCCGACCTCGGCGATTACCCCCTCACGCGAGAAGGCACTAGCGACCTTTGCCCCTTCACCGAGGCTGACGTACTCACACTTGCCCGCGCCGTCCTGCAGGCCATCCGGGAGCCGAGTGAGGCGATGATCTCCGTCGCCGAGGATCGTGAGAAGTTCGGGTATGATCCGCTCCCGAGCGAGACGTTCCCTGCCATGATCGACGCAGCGCTGGAGGAAGGGTGATGGCGATCGATTGGTGCCCCATCGCCGGCCTGCCGGATGCGCTGAAAGATGGGCGCGAGGTTCTGGTGTGGGACGGCGAAAATGCCGACGTGGCGTGCTGGCAGGAGCATGCCCACTTCGGTCAAGGTGATCCAGGCTGGCAGGACACCGGCGTTGGCGGGGAACTGTCCGGCATCACCCATTATGCCGAGATTGATCCGCCCGCCTAACCGTCCGCAGAGACGCCCGCCCATAGCTCGCACAAGGCATCAGCCTCAACGATACGGAAGATGACAGATGGAAGGCCACAACTCAGGACTGCCGCCTCTTGAAGAGCCGTGCACCGATTGCAACGGCACGGGGAAGTATCGCAAAAAAGACCCCTACGAGTTTGCGCCGAGCCTGCATTGCCTGACCTGCAAGGGCCACAAGGTAGCGGCTACCGAGGCAGGGAAGCAGATCATCGACTTCATCAGCCGCCGCTTTCAGATCAATGACAAGGAAGTGCAGCGCCGCATGTTCGGCGACTAGGCTGGCCAAGCGCCCGCCATGATGGCACTTTCCCCGCCATGAAAACCCCCGCCCTGATCCTCGCTGGATTCGCTGCCAGTGTCATTGCGCCAGCCTATGCCGGTGATGATACCGATTTTCCTCATAGGGATTGGGGCAAGGTCGCGGTTCTGGACATGAGCCAAACGGAAGCCTCGGCCTGTTTGGCTAGGCAGTTGGCGCGCATGTACGGCGCGGTCATGCCTATCGTTGTTGATGGCGGATCTGATATCGACGCGGGGCCGGGTGGAGCGTTCGGAACGCCGAATGATCCATGGCTGCGATACAAGGTCAGGGTTGAGGGCGGCCAAACGCTTATTCGGGTATTCTATCGCCACCCCGTCGCGGCCAAATGGATCGATCGCGACCTCGGTAAATTTCAGAAGAAGTGCCTCAAGGTGCGCAGTATCGGCCCCAACACCGCGAATCCTACTTCCTGACCCAGCGCGTCATGTCGCAACTGTCGGGCTCTACGGCGTTCGGATCATCAATTCCCTTCACGCGATCCAGCTGACAGCGAAGTGCTTGGCTGACATATGGCTGCGCGGCCGGCGTGGCGGTTGGCACCGAGCATCTGTGCGCCTGTAGCAGTTTAAGCGTCTCGCTTGCCTGCGCGCGAATACTCGACCCTCGGCGTTCAGCGACGTCACCACTATCCGCAGCAAACGACATGGCAAGACGCTTGGACGCGCCTTCATATTCAGCTTCGAGTTTCTGACAGACGCCGGGCGCCGCCGCAGTTGACGCCAAGATGATCGCGTAGAGCATGATTCCCCCTGAGGGCGACTATGATCGTGGATGAAGGAGATGTCCAATCATGCCGTCAAGCGAACTAATGATGCGCTGTCACGCACATATCTTGCGTATCGTTTGACATGCCTGTAATGTTCGGCAACCAAAGCGCCACCCAGCGATGCCTGGGCAACGGGAGCACCGAACATGGCATTGCAGGCTGTCGCAGGATCGAAGATCTACATCGGGACGCGCGTAGCGCTGCCTACCGACCTTACCGTGGACCTCACGGATTTCGCGCCGCAGGAAACCGAGTGGCTCCAGATCAATGGCTGGACGAACGCCGGCGCCCTTGGTGACGCTCGCGAAGCGATCAGCCAGAACTTCATCGACGCCGATCGCACCGAGACGATCAAGGGCACGAAGAATGCTGCTGAAATGCAGAACGTGTTCGCCCCTGACTACAGCGACCCGGGCCAGAACAGGCTTCGTCAGGCTGTCGACGACTGCTCGAACTACGCCTTCAAGATCGAGTGGGGCGCTGGCTGCGCGGCAAATGGCCCGGTCACGATCAGTGTTGCGACTCCTGGTGTGGTCACGTGGCCCGGTGGCCATGGGCTCAAGGCCGGCTCTCCGGTCATCTTCGCCGCGACCGGCGGCACTCTGCCCACCGGCCTGACCGCTGGCACCGTTTACTATGTGGTTGCAGCTGGCCTGACCCCGACCACCTTCTCGGTTTCCGCCACCCCCGGCGGCGCAGCGATCGCGACCACGGCCGCGGGCACCGCAACCTCCATCACCGCCACCGCGCAGCCCGCTGGCCGCACCGTCATGTTCTACGGCATCGCCCTTTCGGCGTCGGAGAACGGAGGCGAGGCCAACACCGCGCAGATGGGCACCCATTCGATCAAGCCGAACACCAACCTCGTTCGCGTCTGACCAGCTAGGGGCGGCGGGGATCGGGTCCCCTGCCGTCCTTAGACCCGAACCGGCCCGAGGACACATCGCATGGATATTTCCGCCCTCAGCAATCAGATCAGCATCGACGAAGGCGAGTGGATCGACGACATCCCCACCCTTGAGGGTGTCCGGCTGCTGGTCCGCTCGACGAACTACAAGCCGTTCCAGGTCGCAACCGCCGGCCTTGCTCGTCGCAGCGGCAAGAAGCTGCGCACCGATGAAGGCGCCGTCGGTTTCCAGATCGCTACCGGGAAGCCCCTCGCCGAGCACATCCTGCTCGACTGGGACCTGTCCAAGGCGGAAGGCTTCACGGCGATGACCGCTAACGGCGAACCGCTTCCCTACAGCAAGGACAATGCTGTCATGCTGCTCACCGCCAACGATAACCTTGGCATCGGGGCCGCCTACCGTGCAGGCGTGGAGTGGGCTGGCGATCGCGTGGCCGAGAAGATCGCTGATCGCGCCAAGGAAGCGGCGGGAAACTGACCGATGTGCTGCGCTGGGCTCTCGAACATGGAGACGCCTACAGCGCGGCAAAGAAGCTGGCGGAAGAGGATGGGCCTGAGATCCCGGACGACCTTCTTCCGCCCGATTTCATCGACGGCTTCGGCGGTTGGTACACCGCATTCTTCCGCCTCTCAACCGAACGGCAAATCGGCATGGCAGAGGGAGAGATACCGGCAAGCGCCATCGATCGGCACACCCAAGGGTGGTCCTACGACGACGCTGAAATGTTCGAGCACTGCATGCGTGCGATGGACAAGGTCTATCTCGCCCGAAGCGAAAAGCCTGCCGAGAAGGCCCCGCAGATGACGGCAGAGGAACAATTCATGGCTGCATTTGCAGGCCGGATGTGAGGAAGAGATGACCGAAGTCGCCGCCCTACAGATGAACGTCGAAAGCTCGTCTGTGCTGCGGGCTGCCAACGACCTCGACACATTCTCTGCCGCGGCGAAACGAGCGGGCGCAGCCGCCGGACTGAACTCCGGGTCGATCAGCAAGATCGTCGCTGCCATGCAGTCCATGGACGCGAAGCTCGGCGTGATCGTCAGTTCGCTGGATCGGATGGGAAAGGCGTCTCAGGGTGTTGCGGCGGCGAATGACAATGTCTCACGCGCGCTCGCGGCCGCTGACAGCCATGTCATCGCCTACACCCAGCATCTGGCCGCTCTGTCGGCGCAGCAGATGCAGGCCAATGCGCATGTGACGGCTTGGCAGCAAGCCCTAGCGAGCCAGGCGTCGGCAACGCAGCAATCCGACGCCCATATCATCGCCTATCGCAACAGCCTCGGGCAAGTCGAGGAAAGCGCCAAGAAGGTCAGCACGGCCATCAAGTTCACGGCCCAGGACGGCTTGAACGCCTCTCGTCAGTTGGCGGACATTGGTGTGACCGCCGCCATGGGCATGTCGCCCTTCATGATCGCAATCCAGCAGGGGCCGCAGCTTCTCGACATCCTGCAGAACAGGGCGGCAGCTACCGGGGCAACGGTCGGTGCCGTGTTCCGTGCTGCCGCAGCAGAGGTCTTGGCATTCCTGGCCCCGTTTGCCCCGCTGATCCTAGCTGCGGGCCTTTTGGCTGCGGCTATCTCCGCCATTACCCATCAGGCCAATGATGACAGCGGACTCAAGAAGTACACGACCGCCATGGGCTACACCAAGGAGGAGGTGAAGAAGCTCAACGCCGTCACGGTCACTTGGGGCGACACCTTCAAGGCCGTGTTCCAAGTCGGTTTCGAGCGCATCGTCAACGCCTTCGGGCTGTCGACAGCCGACCTCAAGAGCGGTTGGAACGCTTTCCTCGACTGGATGGCGGATGCTTCCCGCGCAACGATCGCCGGCATCTATGCGGCTTTCACCGGCGGCTTCTACGCGATCAAAGTCGCAATGGACAACGTGCGCAAGGGTGAGGCGGCTAATCCGTTCAGCACGCTCGTTCAGGGCTACAAGGATGCCTACGCCGACGCGCAGGGCTTCATGGATGACGTGGTCAAGCAAGCCCGGAAGAATGCGCAGGATCGCCAGGCTGAAATGGCCAAGGCTATGTATGACAAGCCCGCTGCCGGTGCCCATAAATATGACTTCGGCGACCTCCTCAAGGAGGCGCAGAAGATGGAGAACGATCTCACCAAGGCTCGCGCGCAGATCGGGCTCTATGGCGAGGCGTTGGCCCGTGTCACCTATGAGCAAGACCTGTTCAACAAGGCGTCCGAGCACGGCTTGAAGCTCAACCCGCAGCAAGTCGCTCAGATCAAGTCCCTCGCGGCAGCGATGGCGCAGCTATCCGAGGCGAACCGGGTTGCGGCCTTCCGTGAGGACACCCGCCAGCAGTTCATGCAGCAGTGGCAGGGCCTCAAGGATGCATCGGCGCAGATTGGGGTCTATGGGCGCGATCTGTCGGCGCTCCGGTATGAGCAGGAGGCACTGAACCGCGCGATTCAGCAGCACATTACCTTGACCGAGAATGATCGGGAGGTGATCCGTAGCGCCGCGGAAGCCCTTGCGGACAAGGAGTATGCGAACATCCGCGCTCAAGTGGCTGCGGACAATGCAAAGGCGCACGCCGAGAACATGCGCCAGCTCGACGTCGAGCGCGCGTCCCTCGGCCTCACTGGCAAAGAGCTGATCGCCTACAACTACCAGCAGGACCTCATCAACAAGGCCCTGCAGGCGGGCGTGGCGTTCAAGGACGTCGATATAGAGAAGACCCGGCGCCAGGCAGAGGCATACGCCGAAGCTCGCTATGCCATCGACCAGCAGGCGCAGGCGATCGCGGACGCGCGCGAGGTGACGAAGGGCTTCTTCACTGACTGGATCAACGGCGTCCGTGAGGGTGGAAACCTCTTCAAGACATTCGCCGACAGCGTGATCAACAGCCTCAATCGGATCATCGATAAGCTGCTCGACAAGACCTTGAACGGCTTCCTGGACAGCATGTTCTCAGGCGGAGGCGGCGGCTTCATGTCGAGCATCTTCGGTGGAGGTGGAAGCTCGTCCAGCAGCCTGGTCAGCACTGGAAATTCGTCGATCGATTGGACCAGCATTTCAAAGGGCATCAAGTGGGCAAACGGTGGAGCTTTCGGTACTGCCCAGCGCTTTGCCAACGGCGGTGCCTTCACCAACAGCATCGTCACGTCGCCCACCCTGTTCCGCTTCGCCAACGGTGGCGCGCTCGGTGAGATGGGCGAGGCAGGCCCCGAAGCGATCATGCCGCTCAAGCGCGGCGCGAACGGCTCGCTCGGCGTGCAGATCCATGGCGGCAACAGCAAGCCTAGCGTCCGCATGGGCGACTACAACCCAACGTTCCAGTTCGCGGGCGCGGTCGGGCTGGACGGTATCGCGCAGCTTGTGCGCCAGGGCGGCCAGGAAACCTACGACCAGATGAAGCGGGACCTGCAAACGCTCCTGCAGCAGCTCGACGTGGATGGGGCGTTCGCCACATGACGAAGATTTACCAGTTCCCCACCTTTCGCATCGAAACGCAGCTTTTCCACACGCCGGGGGCTGGCTACGACGGCGGCCTGACTGCAGGCGGCGCACAGTTCATAACCCCGGAGCCCGGCGGCTTCTCAGTGTTGGAAATGCAGCCCGCGATCATCAACACCGAGTGGGACTTCCCGCTCGCGTCGTGGATCATGTCGAAGATCGGCGGGCAAGTGTTCCGCGTGCGCCTGGCGCCTTCCCCTCAGGTTGCCTACAGCCGCCGCCGTGGTCGCACCGCTGTGCCGTGGGACAACGGGCAGACGTGGTCCAATCAGGAGAATTGGGACGGCGACTTCACGGCCACATACTCCGCTATCGCCCTCAAGGGATCGATCGCCATCCAGTTTGACCTCACAGGCGTTGGCCCCATCGTCAGCCCCGGCCATGTGATCGGCCACGAGTTCGACAGCTATCTCATCGACGAGATCAGCTATGACGGGAACATCGCCACCGCCATCCTGACCACGCCCCTGGCCCGCGATATTGCAGTAGGGGATAGCTGTTACCTGCGCCCGTGGTTCACCGGCCGGATCAGCAACGGTTCGGAGATCCGCGCAGCCTACAACAACATGGGTCATGTGAAGCCGGGTCGGATAGTCTTTCAGCAGGCGATCCTATGAGCGAGTTTTACGACCAGATCGACGAGTTGCTTGGCGCCGCCGACGACGTGACTGACATCGTAGCCATGGTTCGCAAGTGCTGGTTCTACGACTTCCTCGGCGAGCCCGTGTGCCTGTGGGATGGGCAAGGCAATTTCATCGACAGCGACGATAACGAGTGGCTGGGGACGATCGATGCAAACGGCGGCAACCTGCACAAGACACCCTCGCTGCAGGATGGTCGCGACGGCACGGCGGCCTCCTACACGTTCTCGTTCAATATCCCGACCATCCCCGGTCAGGAAGACGAAATTCTCGCGCTCTACAACGGGCTGAAATCCGAACAGTCCAAAGTCTTCGGACGCTCGCTCACCTGCTATCTCGTGCTGTTCCGAGAAGGCGAAGGGCTACGCCCTGGCACGCCCATCAGCTTTTATAAGACGATGACGATGTTCTCGCCCAAGTTCGACGAGAAGCCCGAGCGGTCGTCGTCGGGCACTGTCGTCAAGACCTATACCTGCTCGATCACGGCCAAGGACAACAACCACGGGCGCAGCGAAACGCCTGATCGGACCTATGCCGACACGATGCAGAAGCGCCGTGCGCAGCAGCTCGGTGTCTCGGTCGATCGCGGCTCTGAATACCTCGCCCTGCTCGCCAATCGAACCTACCAGGTGCCGTGATGGACTTGGTGGACGAAACGCTGCGCGACTGGCGCAGGCACCCCCATCAGTACGGCGTGAACGACTGCGTGCTGTCGGCGGCTGCATACTTCATGGCGCTTGGCGTGACTGACCGCATGCCGTGGTTTGCGGGCACCTATGCGGACAGCGACGAGGCGATGGTCGTGCTCGCTGAACTTGGCGGCATGGAACGGGCGATCGAGATAGTCGGCGGGACCGCCGTTGAAGGTGAGCCCCAGCGCGGCGACTTGATCGGACTGATGGCCGATGCTGATTACGTAATCCCGGCGCTCTGCACTGGGGACGGTGTGGCCGTGAGGCTGGAGCGCGGCTTGATCGAACTGCGGCTGAAATTCGTGCAATGGCGTGGGGTGTGGCGTGGGATTCGTTAAGAAGCTAGTCGCGCTAGTAGCGGTCGCTGCCCTGATCTATTTTGCCCCGGGCTTGGGTGCTGCCGTAGCTTCGACAATCGGTTCCAGCAGCGCTTTTGTCGCCACCCTTATAGGCGCTGTGATCGTAGCTGCTGGCACATACCTCATCCAAGCAGTGCTATACGGTAGAAGCAATGCGCCGGACATGGAGTCCGGGAAAACCAACGTAAAAATCTCCGACCCTCCACGCTGGCTCCACTGCGGTCGCGCTCGTTCCGGCGGCGGCGCCCTGTTTGGCGAATTCGATAGCCAAGGCCGCTGGTGGATGCTGATCGTCCACAGCGACGAAATCCTGCATCCAGACTACAGCTACTTCCTCGACGACGAGCCCGTGACGCTGGATAGCGCGGGATATGTCTACCAGAAGGAGTTCCGCCTCAAGACGAACAAGGCGAAAGACCCGGCCGATGCGGACGGTCAGGGCAAAGGATACGTCCGCATCTGGACGACGACCTACAGCGAGACTGATCCCACCCCTCCCCGCATCGCCGCACTGGACAGCGCCTTCCCGTCGAAGTGGACTTCCGACCACCGCCTTGTCGGCACCACCTTCTCGGTCATCTGTATGGATGCTCTCGACGTCGAGCACCGTTACAAGATCTATCGGTGGCGCGGTCCGTTCGGGCTCGGCGAACCCGCCGTCAGCGTGCTTGGCGATTGGGCGAACGTCTATGACCCGCGCGACGAGACGCAGGTGCTTGGCGACCGCACGACGTACAAGCCGACGCGCAATGCGGCTCTCGTGTGGGCGTGGTTCCGAACCCATCCGTTCGGCAGAGGCAAATCGGAATCGTCAATTAATTGGGACATGATCGCGGCGCAGGCCGACATCTGCGACGAGGACGTAACCGGCATAGAGGGGACGCAGAAGCGCTATGAGGCAGGCGTCGCGATCGTGGACAGCAAGCGCCGCGTGGATGCGGAGAAGGAAATCCAGATTGCCTCAGATGCCTACATATTCTTCGACGAAACGGGAAAGTCATACATCGACGTCGGCCACTGGGAGGAGCCAACTCTCGCCTTCTCCCGCAACCGCGACATCATGGCTATGTCCAGCGTCGAGGCCCAGGACGGTGAAAGCGAAACCCAAGGCGTCATCGTCAAGTACATGGAGCCGGATGCGAATTTCACCGTGCAGCCCTCGGCCGCTTGGCTCAACCCACTGTACTATGACCCGCTCACCACGCCCAAGTTCCTGACCGTCGAAATTCAGGCGTGCCAGAACCATAACCAGGCCATGCGTCTGGCGAAAGCGATCGGCATGCGCTCGCAGCCCCGCCACAAGATCGGCCCAACTGTCAACCTGCGCGGGCTGCAGGCGCGACATAAGCGCATCGTGTCGATCAACTATGACAACACGTTTGCCGGTGATTACGAGATCGCAACCAACGTTGAGCTGGACGGCGCGGGCATCTTCACGGGCTTCGGAGCCGTTCCCGTCAACTCAAGCCGCTGGACCCTGCTTCCCGGCGAGGAGCAGCCCAAGCCCGTCGTCGACGGCACCATAGCCACCGCGACCTTCCCCGCGATCACTGGCGAGAACGTCTATGTCCAGGACGGCGCAATCCGCATCGACTTCCCTGCGGTCCCCCGCGACGATGCCAGCTATGTGGCGGAATACATCCTGACCTCGGACATCACGGGCAGCGAAAATGACCCGTGGATGCCCCTGACGATCAACCTCAACACGGCGGTCAGCGGCGTACTGCTGGAGGGCCAGAGCTACACCGTCCGGTATCGCTATGTCGTCTCCTCCGGGGCCGGACCCGCGTGGGAATATTCGGTGCAGTCGACCGAGGCGGTGCTGCCGCCTTCGACCAACCTCACCGTAGACGGGGGTGCCGGCCAGGCGGTCGTGACGTGGAAGAACCCCAACGACTTGCGGTTCTTCTCGTCCGACATATGGCGCGGGACGACCAGCGACTTCGGCGCGGCTACCAAGATCATCGACAGCTTCGGCGGCGGCGTCGGACAGGTCCAGTCGATCGAGGACACGGTCGCAGCGGGCACATGGTTCTACTGGATCGTTGCGACCGATGGGGCCTCGCTTGATGCCTCGCCCACCGGTCCTGTCAGCGCGACCGTCACGTGAGCGCGAGGGAGAAACCCGTCATCGGCGCAGTCGTCCGCAAGGATGGGCGACTGCAGCCGGTGGAGGGGCGCGATCCCTCCACGCAAGGAACGTATCGGGGAGAGCTGCCAGAGCCACTGAAACAACCGTAACGCTTTTCTAAAGTTTCAACTGCCTTGTCTATTGTTGCGTCTCGGGGTAATGTCGCGCAGCATATATTCAAAGGTGGCGTTGTGGGCGCAGTCGAGACAGCTAAGGACGCACTTTTCGGAAATCCGCCAAATCCTGCGATGGAACCCTCGCGTGAGGGTATGTTGGCGGCGATCACCGAACTGCAGCAGAATATTACCGGTGTTGTGTCGGGCATCCCTGCGTATGCGACTGCGGCCTCGCTTCCTGCGGTGACGTCTGCGGACAATGGCAAGCAGGCCCGCGTCTATGCCGATGGCACGGCGGCAAACAACACGTTCTGGATCGTTCAGGGCGGCGCGTGGGCTATCGATACCGCATATGTCGCATTGCTCAACGCCGTCGTTCAGCCACTAGTAGACCAAGCAGTGGCCGCACGGGATGCGGCTATCGCGGCTATGGCTGGCATTGACGCTCCAGCCGTTTCCTCCGCCGTCTACCGCAAGAACCTATTCAACCTCGCAACCTTGACGGATAACAATTACGTCAGCCCAACCGGCGCGCTTGAGTCTAACGTGCAATATTTTGCGTCAGCCTGGATCGCGTGGCCGGCTGGCGTTACCCAAGTGACGCTTTCTCGCGGAAACTGGCTCGTTCAAGCTATTTATTCGGGCGGTGTCTACACGGCCATCTCGGGAACGTCAGTCAATCCCGGAACGCAGAACTACACCCTCACCAAAGCATCTGGTGCAACGCACTTCCGGCTGTCCAGTCAGAAGGCCAACCAGCCTGCAGCTACGTTCATGGCGGTGCCGGGTACGGTTCTGCCAACGGAATATGTGCCGTATGACAAGGTGCTCGATCTTTCCAAGGCGATCCCCGGATTGCTTTCCGGTACGGCCCTGGCGACTGGCACGCTTACCGCAGACAAGACAGCGTTCATTGAATTCTCGAAGAACATCCTGAACCTGAGCGGCCTCACGGTCGGCATGGCATTGTCGAACGCGGGGAGCCCTCTGACCTCGGCGCAAAACAGCTACACTACCTACCTCCCTGTCACCCCCGGACAGCAATATGTTTCGTCGCAGAACGGCGTTGCGACGAACATGCGTATGTGGTGTTTCTTCGCAAACACATCGGGGACTGTAGTATCCGGAGGTTCGAATGATCCGGGCAACACCTTCACTGCCCCTGCAGGTGCCTACTATGTCCGTGTCACCGTCTACAATGCTACCACTAGCGGCGCGCAGCTTGAGGCCGGATCGAGCGCAACGCCATATGCGGTGTATGGACTGAAGCTAAAGCCTGACGGCTATGGCAGTGGCGGTTCGGGAAGCTCGAGCCGATGGTATGGCAAGAGCGCGGCATTCCTTGGAGATTCCATAACTCAGGGAAATACCTGGCAGGGGTATGTTGCTGCCATACTCGGCCTTATCATTACGAGTTTCGGCATCGGCGGAACCAAGATTAGCGGCCCCGCAGGCGACACAAACGCCATGTGTCAAGAAGCTCGCATTACTGCCATCGGCACGACATTCGACCTTATCCACCTGATGGGCGGTACGAATGACTGGGCTCAGAACGTCCCGCTTGGTGATCTCGATGGTTGGTACGGAACAGCATCTTTCGCAACGAGCGTGATGACCGTGACTGCCGTTGGCGGCGGCCCCACTATAAAGGTTGGCGACACCGTGAACGCTGCAGGGGTCACCCCCGGCACTTACATCACCAGTCTCGGCACCGGCACAGGCGGGGCGGGAACCTATAACCTGTCCACCACGCCGGGTACTCTTGCCGCGCGCCGCACACGCACTTTCGATCCCACCACGTTCTACGGCGCGCTCAACACGTGGGCTGACAGATCATTTGCGCGCTGGCCGGGCAAGCGATTGTCAATTGGCACCACGCCCTACGGTGAAATTCCTGACTATGTGCCGCGCGGATGGTCGAGCCCGGCGCACAACACGCTGGGCCTGACCACGAACGACTATGCGGAAGCAATCCGCAAATTCGCGGCGCGGCGCAACGTCGCTCTCAGTGATGTCGCCCTTAACGGTGGCTGGGGGGCTTCAAATATAGTCACCGCCATGGGTGGCTCAACGACTGACAACCTCCACCCTGCGACAGATTCTCCCGCCGCTAAGGGCATAGGATCGGCGCAGGTGGCCGGGTTGCGCCAGATTGAGCCGGTATCGTGAATAAGGAGATCGCAATGCCCAAGGCCGAGGACCAAATTCACGATGAGTTATTGGCGCAGCTCGAACTGGAGAATGCGCAGGACGGCCTTTTGCAAGCAAGCGGCCTTGAGGTCGGTGACGCAGTTTTAGTGACCACCGCTTCCGGCGAGGCAACTGGGGTAATCTCGGTGATCTGGCACGACGGCACAGCAGCCCCGGCGCTGGATGTTCTGGTGGATGGCGAAGTGCTGTTCTCGGTCCAGCACGAGGATGGTGCCGTATCGCTGCCCACGTGGCGAGGGTCCTGACGATGCCCCCTGCCGCCCGTTCCGAATGCATATGTCCTTGCCATGGCGGATTCATGATCATGCATGTTCACCCGTGTTGCAGCACATCGATCAATGCAACCGATTATGCGGTTAATGAGAACGGTCATTACCTCTCCGGCGAAAAGCCGCGGCCTTCGCGATCTCGGAAGACTGTCCGATGATCGGCGGAAAAAAGGGGTATTGAGATGGAAGCCGCCGACATCGTTCCTGCCGCCGAAGCGGTAGTGCAGACCACGAACGGCGGCTCGATCCGGGCCGCTGTCTGGACGACCGCGATTATCTCAGGGATCGGCGTCATCTCGCTGATCATCAAGCAATGGGGGCCGTGGCAGATCATCGCCGGAAATCAGCGCAGGGCTGATATCGAGGGTATGGGCAAGCGCATCGCAGAACTGGAAACCCGCTTAGACAAGCAGGCGACCGAGCACACCGCCAAGCTCGAGCAGGAGCGCGCCCAGCATGCGGCGGAAATCCAGCACATGCGCCACCGCATGAACAATCTGGACACGTCATTGACCCTGCTGCTCGCCCTCATCGAGCAGGACCCGTCCAAGGCCAGCGAGGCGGCCGCGCGGGTACGCCAGAAGCGTGAGCGGCAGGAAGCGAATGAGGTGGCCGAGAAGAGCGTGCTCACCGCCGCACGCCTCGTGCCGACAGCAATCCCGGAGGAATGATCATGGACCCCCGTACACCCATTTTCGCAGCCGCCCGCACCGCCAAGGGCTCCGGCTTCACGCAAGCCCACGTCGATGCGATCAACGCCGCGCTCGATCAGGCAGGCGTGCCGCGCGAGCTCGTCCCGGGCCAGCGCACCGTCGGCGCCAAGGGCATCGCCGTCATGCACAAGTGGGAGGGCTGCAAGCTGGTCGCCTATCCTGATCCCGGCAGCGCGGACGGCAATCCGTGGACGATCGGTTGGGGCAGCACTGGCCCCGGCATCACCAAGGGCACCGTATGGACGCAGGCGCAGGCCGATGCGCGCTTTGCTCAGGACCTGGTGAGCTACGCCGCAGCCGTGTCCAAGTTCATCGGCACCACGCCGACGACGCAGGACCAGTTCGATGCGCTCGTCTCGTTCCACTACAACACCGGAAAGATCGCGGCCTCGACGCTGGGCAGGAAGCACAAGGCCGGTGACTACGCAGGGGCGCAGGCCGAGTTCGGCAAGTGGATCTACAACGACGGCAAGCCCATGGACGGGCTCAAGAACCGCCGGGCGGACGAGGCCAAGCTGTACGCCGGGAAATGGGCATGAAGCAGCACCCTCCCCTCTCCCTGCGCGACTATATCGGCGTGGGCTTGGTCTTCGCGTTTATCTCGGTGCTGGTCGCCCTGCTGTTCAAGAACATCCCGCAGGCCAATGAGCAGCTTATCGTCTACATGCTGGGCCAGCTTTCGGGCTTCGTCAGCACGGTGGTCGCGTTCCACTATGTCCTGAACAAGAACAGCGAGACGGCGACGGAGAACACCGGCAAGGCGTTTGATGCCCTCAAGGCTGCAGCGGAGAGCGCGCCGCCCGAGAAGAAGCCATGATCACCGCTGCCTGGACCGCCGCCCGCCTGTGGTTCACTGGCCTCCCTGACGGCATCCGGCGCGGTGCTGTATGGCTCGCCCTTGCCCTGCTGACCATCGCCCTCGTCTGGTGGTGGTTCGCGCGCCACGACGCCAAGGTGATCGAGAGGCATGACGAGAAGCGCGCAGCCACCGCATCCGAGGCCAAGGAACGTAGCGCCGAAGACCGGGCGAACGACGCCATCATCAACATGATCAACGAGAGGGAACGCGAAGATGCGATCAAGGCCGCTCCGACTGGCAGCTCTGTGTCTGCTCCTGATCTCCAGCTCAACTGCCTGCGCCTCAAGAAGCTCGGTCGCGTTCCCGAGCCGTGCCGACATATCGGCGGCGACTGAGGCCAAGCCCGTACCCGGCGACGACATCGTGACCGATCCGGCCGCGTCGGCGCTCTACAACTCGCGCGTGGAAGGATGGGGCGATCGCGTCCGTGCTGCCGGGGTTCGCCTGTGCCGGTATTTCGAGGCGCAGGGGATGGAGGTGGATTGCGGGAAGTAGCGGGCTTCCACCGCTTGCCGCTTCCGCTCTACCATAGGTAGAGGGTTAGCGTCTGGTGCCGCCCCAGCCTTCAATCCATGATCCACTCATGAGAACCTCCCGGCCTTCCTGCACAGCGGCGGCCTCGACCACTTCGTTTCCCGGTTGCAGCCGGGGGTGCTTGCGAGGCTTCCACTCGCTGCGGCATGTCGCCCGGTTACCCAAGCCGCCTCTGTAGAACTGGACGTGCCAGATCTCTCCTTTTGCCCCCGCATCCTACATCAGCGGGAATCGGTGGGCAAGCGATCCTGCATCTGCAGCTTCATCCAGTTCAACTGGTCCTGCAGTTCGCGAACCTGCTTGCGCAAATCATCTTCTGCGCTGTCTACACAATGGCACTCGGCACTGTCGCCACCGATGACACGGTTCCAACATCCAGGGACGAGGAACCGCATGCCATCTTCGTAGTGCCATTTGCAGACGCTCACCCTATTTCTCCTGCGCCTTGAGGCGAACCAATACCTGCTCGCCCTTTTCAGTGAGCACTCGCGTACTCCAGCCTTTCTCATCAATGTGCGCGATTTTCGTAAGGCCGCGCGGAAGATCGTATAAATGACCAGCCAGGAAAACTGCTTTTTGTTCTTGGGTCAGCACACTTATAATTTGATCAACCTCGTCCATGGTGCTTACCTCTCTCTATGGTATCGGCTGCAGTAATAAGGACGATCGCCTGGTTTTTGCAAAGCAGTTCTGCATAGGTCCGCAGCCATGCTGTGACCGCCCTCCTCTCCTCGGCGCGGGCTTCTTCTAGGGCGGTTTGGATGACGGAGGCGGCTGCGTTTTCCGGGGCGCGATCCTCCAGACGTTCCGCGCCGCCATATGCCATCATTGATTTTGCCCAGACGTTGAACGAGTCAGGAACGCCGCCCATCACTCCCCTCCCTCTGCGTCGGCGGGGTTGAGGGCGGCGAGATGGTGCGGGATTGGCATCCACCCTATCGGCTTGCCCCTGCCGTGAGTGTAATAATCTTGCTGCCAGTTCCAGCCCGCGAACTCCCAGCCATTACCTTCGCCATCACCTACGTTATGGTCGTTGTTGTGGCCAATTGTGATAGCGGTAAGCGCATCATCAAGAGGGTTTTCGCCGTCGCTGTAGTCCACCAAGAGCAGCACCGTTTCGTCGCGCTTGTCCCAAGCCTCCATTGGGAGGAATTCCCCCTCCACGCCCCCGGCGTCGGGAGAATGGTTGGCGAGGGCGGCGCGGATATGGTGCGCAGCCTGCCTCATGGTTGCCGCCCAGTCCTGCCACTGGTTGGCGTCAGCCTCCTCGGCAATGCGCTCCAATTGTTCGGCATCTTCAAGCGCCAGCCTGACGGTGTTCGCGCCGCCTGCCAACTTGCAAGGATCGCTTGCAGGGTCGCCGTAGGGCACAACCCGCCAAGCGTCCTCGTCAACGCCGTGGGCGCGCTCCGCATCTTCGCGGCGGACATACCGCGTGGCCTTGTCGCGATCATGCGTCCAGATCGGACCGTCAATATCCCATGAGCGCCAAAAGGTTGCGTTCGCGTTACCGACGATCCACCCCGCCGCCGGCGGCTGGGGCGGGCAGGGAAGCGAGAACACTGTGCAGCGCGTGGGCCAGCTTCGCCCCCTCCTCTCCGGTGAACGAGATGCTAGTCTGCGCATCCGGCCCTGCGTCGGGATCAATGCAACAATTGGCGGCGGCTTCCTGCATTCGGTCTGCGAAGTCCCGCAGCGCCTCGCGCTCGTCGTTCGTGCTGGTCATGGTTTGGGTTCCTCCCCGAGAGCGCTTTTCCAATCTTTCAGGCGATCAAGAACGATGCGCCTGGCCTCATCCATATCGGCCATACCGTCCGTTGCGATGTTCAAGGCACCGGCAGCGAAGGCCAGTTGCATCCCAGTCTCCCGTATCCGCGCATTATCTGCCTTGAGCGCGCCGATCGTGATGCTTTGATCCGTGATCCTGTCTGCAAGGTCGTTGCGGTGCTTCTCGCTGCGCTCTCGCTCCTCTGCCATTGCGAGGATGGAGGCGTCAGATTGGCGGCGGGATTCGCAATATCCGGACAGGAATGCATGGCGCAGTTGCGCGTCTTCGGACATTGCAGGGTCGGGACTGCCCAGCGCCATGTACTGCGTCAGAGCGTCCCTCGCTCCAGCATCCAGCGCGCGCAGCTTGTCGGCGGAAAAGTCAGTCATGGGCGCATGCTCCAAGGAATGATCGGGCTGTCATAGGGCAGCATAAGGGGGTGTTTCGGGTGGCCGCATTTCGCAGGCGCGCCGATGCTCAGCGGCTCAAGCCCAGAGCCGCGCGCGATACCAGCAACGTCCAGCCAGCGGTTCCGCCGATACTTCGGCACCTTGGCGATTGGGCCCCAGGCAAAGACTACCTGATCTGCCTCGGCCATGATGCGCATCAGGTAGTCGTCATTTTGAGGCCCGACCGGATCGGACACTTTGCCGAGTTCGCGCACGTCAGTGGCGCGATAGGCAAACAGGTTGCCGATCACCAGATGACCCCACTGATTGCGTTCGCCAAAGCCACGCAGTTTACGGATCGTCGCGTCATCCAGTTCCGCATCTGCGGTAGACGGGTTGACCATGATGATCGCGGTACAGAGCGCATGTGTGGATCCGAAGCGATCTAGACGGTAGCGGTACTTGCCGCATTCGGAGATGATCGCACTCATACCCCCTCCCCTCCCGCACTGCCTTCTTGGGCGCGGAGGTGGTTGCGGAGGGCGAGGCCGAGAGCGGTCACGGCGACGAATTCACTTAGGTGCCCGCATGTTAGTCCTAGCTTCATAACGCTCTGCGCCGCCGATCCTGAAATGTGTAGATCGTCCAGTGCAGCCCGCTGCGCCTTCGTCAGCCCCTTCGCCAGCGCGTCCAGTTCTGCGTTAGTCATGGGGCACCTCAGGCATGAATTTCCGGCAGACCATTTCCCGGCGATCCGGACTTCGATCGTACATGTAGCGGCGCAGTTCATCGTTGAACTTCCGCAGTCGTTCGATCTCGTCGGCAGCTTCCGGGCCATTCGGGTTAACGTACTGCGTCGGAATGCCATCACCACGATGCGAGTACATCGCCCGCAGCCGTGCTATCAGGTCGTCAGAGGCAGGCTTGGACGTAGGCTCTGCATCCCGAGCCGCCCGAGCATGCGCCTCACACCGCCAAGAGCGCTTGTCGCCCACCGGCCTGTCGATGATCTTCTGGTTCTCCGGGCAATCGCCGCATGTGAACACGTATCCACCGGGCGCATACCCCCAAGGTCGCAGGTCGTCAGTCACGGGCGATCTCCTGCGAGGGCGCGGACAGCATCCGCAAACCTGTTGCTGGCGTAGGCAAAGCGCTGCATCGTTACGAAAGACGACGCACACCGGCACCCGCCATTCGTGTGCATGCCCTTCGGCTTCACGATGATGCAGTTGCCGTCAGTGCAGCCGCCAACCTTGGCAAGATATTCGTCGCGTTCGCGCAGAGCCTCAGCCAGCAGCGCCTCTCTGTCAGGGGTGGGGGTGGTCGGTTCAGAGGACATGACTTGCGCCCTCCCCGGATGCGCGCAGATTCACGAAACGTCCCGTGAACAGACTGTGCCGAGCGTTGTGCCACGGCAAACCGCTGTCGTTCGCGTTTTTCGCGTTATCTGCGTTGACAGGAAATCCAGCTATCTCTAGGGGAACCGGCACAACGCCGCACTCGGAGACGTGGGTGAGTGGCTGAAACCAGCGGTTTGCTAAACCGTCGTGCCCTTAAGGGGGCACCCCGGGTTCGAATCCCGGCGTCTCCGCCACCGGCTTGTCCAGCCACATTCGCAACCATCCGATAAGACCCTGAGAAATCAGGTCTTTCGGGTGATTCGCGTCCACCCGCATTCATCCCTGTTCGCCTGCAACCGATTCGTCGTGTGGGAAAAAATGTGGGAAGATTTGTGGCATGGGTAAGCTGTCCGCGACCGCTGTGAGAAACGCCACCAAGCCCGGGCGCATGGGCGATGGTGATGGACTTTTTCTCATCATTCAACCCAGCGGCACCAAGAGTTGGATGTGCCGGGTTCAGAAGGCCGGCAGCCGCCGCGACTTTGGCATCGGCAGCGCGGCGAAGGTGTCGCTCGCCCAGGCAAGGGAGCGCGCTCGGGAGATTCGAAGCTGGGTGGAGCTGGGCCTCGACCCCGTTTTCGAACGGCGTAAGGCCGAAGGCGTGCCTACCTTCAAGGAGGCCACTGCCAAGGTCCTAGCGGCCCAGCGCAAAACCTGGCGCAATGAGAAGCATGAAGGTCAGTGGCTTCGTACGCTGGAGACCTATGTCTTCCCAAAACTAGGCAATGTCCAGGTATCCGAGATCACCGGCCCGATGATCCGCAATGTCCTGGCCGAAATCTGGCTATCCAAGCCTGAGACCGCACGGCGGGTCCGACAGCGCATTGGCGCCGTGCTCGACTGGGCCTTTGCCTCCGGCTTCCGAGAATCAGAGGCACCGATGCGTGCGGTGACCAAAGGTCTGCCGAAGCAGCCGAAGAATGAGGGCCATTTCGCGGCGATGCCCTATAGTAAGGTACCCGCATTTGTTGCCAGCCTCAGGAAACGAGAGTCATTCAGCCGGATGGCCCTCGAGTTTGCAATCCTGTGCGCTTCACGATCGGGGGAGGTTCGCGGGGCGCGGTGGGAGGAATTTGATCTGGAGAACTGCCTCTGGACGGTGCCGAAGGAGCGAATGAAGGCCAACCGCGAGCATATCATTCCACTCACTCCGAGCGCAATTCGGATCATAGAGAGAGCAGCCGCCCTCAAACTGGGTGATTGCCCCCTCGTCTTCCCTGGAGCGAAACGGAACACCCCGCTGTCCGACATGACGTTGACGAAGCTTCTGCGCGAAATGAAGGAACCCTACACGGCACATGGTTTCCGGTCGGCATTTCGCGATTGGGTGAGCGAAGAGACTGAGCATCCCGGTGAAGTGGCCGAGGCAGCACTTGCTCACGTTGTGAAGGGCAAAACTGAAGCTGCGTATCGACGCGGAAACTTGCTTGAAAAGCACCGATTGCTGATGAATGAATGACTGGTCAGCCTTTTGCGAGCCGCGCTGACGCACCTTGCCCCGAAGTCGATGTAGCGAACCGTCACTTGCAGCGAGCCGCCTGACCTCACCGGCAGCGACCTTTCCCCGTCCTCCAGCAGCCAATTCCACGCTCCCCAATGCGATCCGTCCGCCTCCTCTCTTCCGGATAACCTGCACTGGGCGATAGGCAACTGTTCGGATCGGAGCCGGTTCGCGGGGATAGCTGACAATCGCAGGGAGTCGGCAGCCTACCATTCTCGGCCATTCAGCCGCCGATTTCCGCTCCTTAGGTGCGGGCCGGCAGCTTTCTATAGCGCGACGATCTGGGTGAGAGGTCAGCGACTATCAGGATGAGAACAGA